GACGTATTCGGTATAAATGTCTATAAACATCGATAGACGTTCATCGTGCGATGAATCATCGATGCTGTATGAATGTTCCTCATCTTCCTCAATAGCATCTAAACCAATAGTATCAATACGTTTTTTATAATTCTTTTGATTGGATAAAATTAAATAACGTTTAGCAATTGTTCCAAAGTAAGAAAAGGCTTTAGCACCTTTTTCTGGTTTAAATAAATGGATTTTAGATAGTAGGAAGGTAATTACCTCGTGTTGTAAATCCTCAATATTATCTACCTCAGTATAGTAGAACTTAAAAGTATGGATGATGTTTTCGGTAAGTTTAAAAAAGGCGTAATGAATTCTATCTTGATATATTCTACTTTTTAACTCAAAATCCGTAGTATTATTATACAATACAATAGCATTTTCTGCGTCTTGAGTAAAGTATTGGACACCCTTTTTCTTTTTAACTACTACCTCTTCCATTATTTTACAATATTTTTAATAACAAAAGAGTTTAATGCTGTTTGAATAGTTTTAATTTGCTCAAAGAAAAATCCTACCTCATCATCTGATTTGAAACTGCCTTTAGCATCTACTTCCATCATTTTCTTCTCTGATAATTCAATAGTGTCTGAAATTTTATTTAAGTAGGTCATATAACCTGCTAAAATGTCTTCTTGTTTCTCATTTTTCTTTAAAAGATTATAAGTCGTGTACCCAAGAGTCACGACTAATATTGAGAGTAATATAATTGTTAGTATCATAAGTTGTCTAATAAATTTCTTAATCCTTCACTTTTTACACTACTTAATGCTTTTGATTTAGCGGCTGAAGTTAATGGAGCTGATTTATTATTACCCAATGTAAATGGTTTCTTTTGGGACTCCACGTTACCCTGTAATTTAGGTAACCATTCCCTTTCAAACTCAATACGAGCAGCCATTAAATCCGCCTGATGTACAATAAAAGGTAATGATGTACGTGGTTTTTGTTCTGGAAGATAAGTCATTAAATACTTTTTATTTGCCTCATCATATAAACCATCATGTGTCTGAATAGTAATCATTTCATTAAATGTATACTGGATACTATGGGATTGGAGTAAAAATAATCCTCTATCAGGAACAGAAGCAAATGGGACTTTAGTATTAAACATATAATCCTCACCTAATTTTTCTCGTCTCCAGTTATCAGTTTGAGGAATATAAGATTCATTTTCCTCATCACCCATCTTACCTAGATCATGATTTAAAGCCGAAAATACTAATTCTTCTTTTGTGTAAGTAGTAGTATCAGCACCCATAGTAGCCCACAATTCATGAAGGTGAAGAGCACAAGTAATAACTCTATTAACATGTTCTACATAACCTCCCGGAAAAGCATTATGGTATTCTTTTTTATGAGCAGCAGGCATCAACATTAAACGCTCACTAAATTTTTCATAAAACTCAATTAATTTTTCTTTACGAGGAGATGAAATATGATCCTCAATAAAGCCCATCATTCGTAACCAATTTTGTTGGATTTGTTCTGCTGTTAAATTCATAATTAAAATGGATTAATTTCTCCGGGAGATTGTGGTTCTTGTTGTATAAACGCTTTAGCATCACTAATAGCTTCACGCATTGTGATTAATACTTCCTCTACCTGTTCTCTAGAACCACCACGATTTAAAAAGAAATGGATTTTCTCTATTTCCCCCTCGGTCCGTTCTAACCGTCTCATTATAATTTCTCTATTTTTCATATTTTATTCTCTTTTTTCCTTTTCCCGTGATTGGAATATAATATTGGAAGTAAGACACTCCAAGCTTAAGTTAAGAGAAGTTTTATAAATTCTAAATTCTTTTTAAGGTGTGAACACTTTTCATATTCCTCGTGTTCTTGGAAATAATTTATTGATAATTCTAAGGCAACCCTAAGATGTATGTCTGCGAATCTATATAAGGCTTCTTGAGTAACCAAGTTATCTGGATCTACTTTCTGAATGTATTCCCAAGCTCTATTAAATACTATATATTCACCTGCTTTATCCATATCGGCTGTATTTAACCCCTCATCTAATTTATCAAAAAATTTAAGTAATTGGTCGTTAAATGTTTGATGATTTTGAATTAGTTTTTTAAACATTCCAACCCAGAATAAAGGGTGGTTTTTATAATCTAATAAAACATCAACCTGTTGAGCTTTTTCCCTTAATGACTCGGGTTCATCTCCATTAAACAAGTTAAATATTTTATTAACATCCATACCCCGATACATATAGGCGCCATACACTTTAGTATAACGCCTATATTAAACGACCTCATGTCGTTCATGGAGGGTGTCGATTTTAACCTATAACGTCGTCTAGATGGTCAGGAATACCATCTCCATCAACATCACAAATCTCAACGTAACCAAAAGCTTTCATAAAGCTAGTTACTCTTTCTTTTAAATCATTATCTGAGTCTGCAAACCAATCCTCTTTAATAAGATCATGACTTAATACTGATGTTAAAGCAGCATAAAGAACCTCTACATTTTCAACAAGATAAATATCGGCGGCTGTAAAGTCTAAACTAAATGCATAGTCATCTATTTGAGGTATTTTTAATAGATCATCTATTTTACCTATTTTCTTTTCTGTAGGTACTTTACCTCCAAATTTATGAAAGTATTCACCTACGTAAATATACCCTTGTCCTTCTTTTAATTGAAACTCGCTCATTATTTTAATAAATTATAGTATTCGTTGAAATGTTTAATACGATCAGGTAGACCAATAGTTCCACCATTTACTCTTTTTGTAACAGCTGTTACTGTAGCTTGATCAGCTCCTTTATCACAAATACCCCATAGTTTATTTTTATCAAAAAACCAAGCAGCAGACATTAAAGCATATTTACCTGATACTAAATCTGGATTAGCTAAAATATCCTCAGGAACTGTCTTATCAAATTGAGTATAGTTATCTTTACCTGTTAATTGAATATATCCTCTACCTCTAAATTTATACCCATCTTTAGTAGCTTCAGCTCCATTACCCATTCTACCTCCATAAACTTTAGAGGCAATCATTTCAGGTTTACGAGCATATTGTTCAGCCGTGGCATTATTGAAATATCTTGGAAAGATACCCAATAAACCTTTTGATGAATAATTTAAATTTTCTGAAGTGGCTTTAAATTGTCCTGATTCATGTCCTGCTTGAGCAAGAAAATGAGCTAAACGTAAAACATTTGTAATATTAAATTTAGCAGCAGTATCAGGAATAGCAGTAATTACTGAATCTGGAATATGTCCTTTTAATTTATCTAATTTAAATGAACTAGGAGGAATAACTGCTGGAGCAGGAGTAGCAGCAGGTGCTGTACCCATAATTTTATTCCAAGTTCCATCTCCTACTATACCATCAGCAAATAAACCATTAGCCGCTTGATATTTTTTAACTGCCTCTTCGGTTTTAGGACCAAAGTTACCCACAGGATCAACCCCCAATTTAATTTGGAGTTGTTTTACCTGTTCATTGTTATCACCTTTTTTTAATAGCATATTTATTTATCTTTATGTTTATCAATTTTTTCTAAAATTGTATTTAATAATGAATGTTTAATAAAACCTGAATTAGAAGCATTTTTCAAAGCACTAACTAATTGGAATATTATAAATGGTATTATAATAGTTTCAGAGAGCCAGGATGTGCCTGGAAATCCAATTTCAACCATTAATATTACTGTTAATATAACTAACCAAGTAAATGTTGTTTTTAATACTTTTAATGCTTTATAGGTTTTAAAACCTTCTTTCTTCGTACCAGCAACTATACCAAAAAACCCATCCATAAAAGCCACCGCTACAACCGCCAAATACTGCTCACTGTTATCTATAGCTAATCCACCGAAGTAGCTACACACAAAAGCACAGGTTGTGGTTAATGATAATAGTAAAACTAGTAACGTAGATTTCATTATCCTTCTATATCTTTATCTTCTTCGTGTTTGTCTTTTTTATTCAAAAATTTATCAACCGAAGCGATACCAAATGAACCTAAAATAATTACCATAAATCCATCAAAAATGAATTCGTTAAGTACTAAAGCGGTACCCATATAGCCTGTTACTAGGTCTACAATAAGGGCAATACAAAGCATAAAGAAAGCTATAAAACCTACTAATGCTTTCTCATTGATTGAGTTGTTGTCGTCGAATAATTGTTTAAAGAAATTTTTCATATTATAGTTGTTTTGTTGTTTTTGTTAAACTTTCTTGTAACGCTTTCGAGAA